TTCCCATACTAAGCCAAAATCTTCTTTATCTTCATCTGACCAAGCACTTGCCCAATTATAGGGGTGTTTATAAGTACCATCTGACCAACTTTTCCCCTCTTTAATTATTTTGCCATTATGTTTCCAAGGCATTTTTTTCTCCTATATTGCATTTCCAAATTTAACTGTTTTTCCATCACCAAAAGCCATAAACACGTATACACTTCCATTGGCATTTCCATTTCCATTTGTTGTGCGTAATTTGAATCCATTACTTAACAGGTCTACTGCTAAGGTTGTTGAATTACTTTCTGTTCCACTACTATTAGCTAATAATTCTTTAAATGCCACATTATTTGTATCTCTTTTGGAATCATAAATATCCCAATCTCCAGTAGCTCCAGAGCGTCTTTTAAACATAATCCAAGCAGGTCTGAAACCAGTGTAGACAAATTGTCCATTTGTTGAGCCGTTTCCATGATAAAATCCAATCTTGGAAAATCCAGGCACCTCATTAAAGCAATACATTACATAAGTTGTCCCACTTTTATTACTTGAATTATCTGAGCCAACACCCATCACTGTTGTTGTAGGTAAATTACCACCCCAGAAAGTTGAACTCGAAGAGCTTTTAGCATTGGTTGCATTCAGTACCAAAACATAATTTTGTGGATTTGAAAAATCAACTCCTTCGTGATAAACATGCCAATTTTGTGCTTCACTTCTTGATTTTACAATTACCATTTTTGGCACCACGCCTAATCCATGCCCCACAGTACTTGAAACAGTGCCATTTCCAGTGTAAGTTACAATACTTAATCCTGCATCTGTATTTACTTGAACTGTTGATGTAATCGTTCCATCTGTATTACTGCTAGTTGTACCACCATTAACTTTCCATGCCCATGTAACAATAGTATTTCCACTGCTTCCTAATGAGCCATATTGCGATGGTGTACCAGTTGTAAAACCATCGTTGTCAAAACTAACTAAATCTTGAGAACTACTAGCATTTGTATTTTCAGCGTTACTAGTATTTGATGTAAGTCCTGCATTGACTCCTCTTATTGAATCAAATAGTGCATGGTCAGAAGTTCCATTTCTATGCTTGAACCACAACCAATCTGGTTGGAATGAAAAATTGCTAAATGATTGCCCACTGCCAGTACCTGTCCATAATTGAGTATCAAAATAATCTGTAGCGTTTTCACTCTGGTTGGGCGAGAGTGTAGTGTCTGGAAGGTTAGATGAACATATAGCTAAACCACCTTTAGTTGTATAATAAAAGTTACCAACACCATTCGCATCTGTTGAATTACTTGAGCCACTTTTTAGACCTCCAAAACTTGACTCTTGCCCTGCATTTAGTCTTATATTTACATCATTTGTGCCAGAATCTGAGTTATTGCCTACACCAAAAATTAAATTTTCATCTGTTGGATATGTAAATGATTGTGCATCTAAAATTTTTGTATCGTTTTGATAAATGTCATATGTGCCTGCATCAGTATCTATCAAAAAAGCATAAATCATTCCAGATGTATGTGTTGAACCTAAATTAGTTGAATCTCCATATCTTCTAACTTTATTTGTAGAACCAGTAATTCCAAAACCAAAAATATTACTTGTATAACTAGCAATATGTGTCCAGTCAGCTCTTGTTTCAAAATTATTTCCTGCAAAATATACTGCTTGAGGTCTGCTTACAGATTCAATACAAAATTCAACATACCATTTTCCAGTTCTTGGGATTTCTATAGTAGTAAATACACCATCATCACTATCACAATGAGCATGAAGAAGTGCTTGACGTAACAAATTGCTCAATGAAGAAGTATCTGCATGATGTAATGGATTATATGTCATAAAGTTGTTTGTTGGACTATCTTTTGTACTATCTGTGGAAACTAAATTAGTTGCTGTAAAATCATTAGGGGAACCTAAACCACTTGTATCATCACCTAATGCACCACTATCTGCAAAAGTAAATCTAAATCCAGTTGTACCATAAGATAAACCAGATATTTCTTTTGGTATGCAAACTCCGTTTTTTATTTCAATAAATTCATCTAACACACCATTAGTATCTGTAACTGCTACACCATCTAAAAAATTTATTTCTGCTAAATAACCACTTAATATATTATTATTATTTGTTCTTCCACCTATGTAATGATTATGTGTTGAATTAATACTTCCATCAGTCGTTGTATTTGATGGATAATTTTCACTTGAAAAAGATGTTTCTCTAATACCATTAATGTACATTCTTATTCTATCGCTTTCAGTGGAATTTGAAGAATCAGCTACACAGCACAAATGAAACCAATTTCCAGTATCTCTAAATAGTCTATTCGTTATCAACCTAATATGTGAACCACCATTAAAATCAAATTGAAAAGATATTGTATTGCTACTTGTAAAAGCAATGAAACCCTCAATACCAAAGCCACCTTGAGCGAAAGTATGAAATAATACTTGGTCGCTTGATACAATACCTCTTTTAACCCAAGAACTCCAAGTCCAAGTTTTTCTATTGCCACCAGAAACAAATGTTTTTGATAGTCTTGGAGTATCACCATCATTAAAACGCAAAGATTGGTCTATAGTTTCTGGATAGAATCCAGTATCAGAAGCACTTAACCATTTTTCAGAGCTAAACATTAACTGAAAGCCAACTGTGGTGTGCCAACTAAAATAGAATTGTCTGCTTTTATTATATAAGGCACTACATCATAAGCACTATTTGCACTTGATAAAGTTAAACCACTTCCACCTACAGTTTCATAGTCTGTACCTAGTGATATTGTACCTGCAGAACCACTTGATGGCTGTATAACTATTAAAACACCAGTTTGACCTACATTTGATGCTTCTGTTGTAGGATTAGCTAAAGTATTAGCACCAGAGCCAAGCGTTAAGATAAAATTCTGGTATGTATCAAAATCTAAGGTTTTAGTTGTAGATATTGTAGCTGTTTCTGTTGATGGTATTTGTGCTTTTGTAAAAGTTTGTGTTGCATCTGAAACTATATTAGTTGTTGTATCAGCACTTTGGTCAAAACCCATTATTGTTATATATGCGTCATTATCTTCATTTCTGAACTTTAAAACATTGTTAGTTTCATCATAAAAAAAACTATTTGCAAAAGTTGTAGATGGTGCTGAAGTTCCAGAACTATTTGAAGCTAAAGCTTGCAATGCAGAATTTAAATCTGACCTAAATGCAGGAAAACCTTGGTCTGCTATTGTAAAATCATTTTGCGACATATTTTTCTCCTAAGTTGTTAATTCGCCATATCCTTTAGCAACATAATCAAATGTCCTATTTACAGTTGTATCACTACTATTTTTAAATTCAATAGTAAAACCAGTAGCACTTTTATTAGTTATAGCATAAAAATCGCCACTTGATAAGTTACTTGCACTAATTCCTATTCCTTGAAGCACTTTAAATGCAGGACTAAACGTTATTGTTTTTGTGCTTGTGCCACTTGCTATATCACTTTCACTTAATACTCTATCTGGCATTGCAACAGTTGCAGATAATGCTGATACTTCATGTGTTGCTTCAGCATCAGTTGATGTCATTTGTAATTTAAATTTAAATGCCCTACCAGTAACATCACTAACATCAAATTTTCTGAACTCAGTATATGTTGGTAATGTCGCTGTAATAGTTTGATTTTCATAATGCCTTAAACCACCACTAAAACCATATTTCCATCTAACATTTGGTTCTGGATTTCTCATTGATTGATAAGCAGGACTATCTTGATTTAATTGACTTATAAAACCTCCAAAATTAGTTCCAGACCAATTGTTATTAGCTAATGCAATACTTGTAGCTTCACCAACTAATACATCATCTACATATATACGACCTCTTATGGGAGAAGTGTTTACTTCCCAAACTAGTGTATGTAATTGACCATCAGTAGGTAAATTTGCTTTTGGTACATCTACTATAACTCGACCTGTACCAACTGCATCTGTAGAACCATCTCCAAATGCTAATCTAAAAGTATCAGTATCGTGAAACCCTATTGATAAACCTTGACCACCTCCACCTAATTCAAATAAGGTACAAGCTAAATCGACAACCCTAGGAAATACAACTTCACACGCAAAAACAACTGATTGTTGTCTAGAAAAATTATTAGAATTAATCGTAGTATTAGCATTAAAAGTATCAGTTAAAGTCAAACCACTTTCAACAGTAATAGTTGGGTCATCATTAGTTTTAGCAAATAATAACTGAGTATCTACATCATCTTGTACTTGAGCATCTCCATCAAAATTACCTTGTCTATCGTCAAAATTACCTAATGTATCATCAAATAATTGCACATATTCTTTTCTTGTTGCAGTAATTGAAGATAACAGATTCGCTGTATAAACTGCTGATGTATCTAAAAATGTGTCGAATTCATAAGTACCACTAGATGCAACAGTACCACCACCCCCATCAAATAAACCTTTTCCATCATCAAAATTACCAGTTTTAGAATCAAAAACTAAAGTTGTATCTAATACTAATTTATTTTCAACAACAGCCATATTGGTTCTTGTTCCAGAAAAACTTGGGTTTTGTGTTGAAGTTAGAACTGTGTTTAAATCCCTAATTCTGTTTACTAAAACAACTTGACTTGTCGGATTTGTTGAAGCCAAATCTATTTTATCTACTGCTTTAATAAAATATGTTCCAGTTTTTGCAGTTGTTACTGCTGTGTTAGCAGGTCTTGAAACTTTCTCTAAAATAGTTGTTGCATTAGCATAATTTGCACCACTTGTTAAAGGGGAGTGCCTTATAACATAATGTGATAAATCCAAATCTGTAACTGGTGTCCAACTTAAATGTACATTGTTATGCACAACATTAGCTGAAAAATTAGTCACATCTGATGGTGGTGTGGTTTTACCCACTATTTGATGTTGAGTAACAGTAAAATCAGAACGACTTATTAAAGAAATAGACCTCGCCCTTATATCATAAGTTGCCCCATCTTGTACTTGATGTAACTCAAATCTATTTCCAGATGCTTTTCCTAAATTAATATAATTTGTATCTGTGGTTTTTTTCGCTTGTACTTCTATATCTACAACGAATTCATCATCTACAGTTGTATCTACTATAAGTATAGTTATGGCTTGTTGGTTTAATGCTCTTAATTCATCAAAAACTGTTATATTTGGTGCTTTTACATTAAAAGGGTTTGGCAAATTAGTATCTGGTATTTCTGGGACTTGTTGTTGTGTTCCAAAAGTATAATAGCTTTCTTGATGCTCAGATAACTGCAAATTAATGGTTTGGTCTGCATTTATTGATAAATTCTGAACTCTAAATGGCTTTTGAGAAAAACCTCCAGTTTGATGTGTTATATTAACAATATCACCAATCGTTAAATCTAGGGCTGTAGCGTCTGCTCTAAGGGTAATATCTAAACTTGACCTAGAACGCCTTAAAATGATTTCTGCCATCTCTTGGGCTTGATATGGGCTTGTAAGCATAGAAAAATCAAACCTACCCTCTAAAAGCAATCCACCATCTGCTGTTTGCATATTTGCGAATCGGTCTGCACTTGCTATACCAGTTTCATCTACTGGTGGGAATTGTGCTGTATCAGATTGATAATTTTTATCTGGATTTATAAAACTAACTATTACTCTGTTATATCTTGAGTTTTTGTTTTTACTAATTACTGTAATACCACCAATAATATTATCTTCTGAAAGCGTTATCGAAGCAGTACCAGTAGTTTCAACTAATATTTTATATTTACCTGCACTAAAGTTTAAATATGACCTAGCACCTCTTACAAAGTCTTTTACATTATCTATTGCTTTCTTGGAAGTATCGACAATAGTATGGCTATCTATTAAATCTATTGCAGTTGCACCAGAGAAAGGTGTTATATCTGTATCGCATACATCACCTGCTGTTTGCCAATCTGCAAAATTACTATCGAAATAACTATTGCCTATACCCATGCCAAATCTATTATTTCTTAAATAGTCTAATAGCTGATAAATAGGATTGTCTGAATATTCCCATGTAGAACTGTCATCTGCTCTATGTGAGCCACTACCTCCAGTTACTGTGCTATCTAAGTTTGGGTTATAGACTTTTTTGCCTTTAACTACTGCTTGAACAGTTGGTAATGAGCCAAATTTATCTGGATTCCAAGTAAATTTTAAAGCTAAATAACTTAAACCTTTTAACTGATGGTCAGATGTCCATGAATCTAATTCAGATAATAATGTTGATGCACTTTGCGTATCACTTCCAAAATGAGGTTCGCAAGTAATTAAACTTGCACCAGAATAAAAATTTGCATCGCTACTATTTACTGTTATTTGCGTGTTATCTGTAATACTAGCTGACCATGTAACTAAAGTATCATTAATATGTATTTCGTTAATACCAGATATTTCGCCCTCACTCATTACAACAGCCATATATAAATACTGGTTTGTTGCACCAGAGGTTTCTAAAAATACAACATTTCCACCAACTTTTCTTGTTCCATAAATTACTGGTATACTAGCATTGGCACTAAATTTATTAACTAAAACACCTTTAGCATTTTGGTCAGCTTGTAATTCGCCGAAATCTGGTATTTCTGGTTGTGGTACTATCCAACTAATCGCAGTATCAACAACATCAACAACAGTTTCGACTACAAAATCAAATAAGTCAGATAAAAAACCCATTAAGTCCTACCCCACTTTACATCTCTGACAGTTAATGCTGAAAACTCCATTCCTTTATCACCAGAGAAAAACCTTTGCTGTGAATTATCTGTCGTTACTCGACCACTTGTTTTAGAAAAATTACCCCAATGTGATGTTACTGTTAATCCTAAAGTAGCTGTATCTGTGTTATCAACTATTCTAAATTCATCTATTGTGCCATAAAACAATAAAAATGGGTCTGCAATTAATGCCATATTACTATCTAAAAAACCTCTATATATATGCACATCATCATTAATAATATTTTCATTTAAAGCAACTGATACATAACTTTGGTCAACTGCTGATAAATTAATTGATAAAGAATTTTTTGTAGGCGTATTTGTTTCACTTATATTAGTTACTGACCTCAAATGACCATTTGCTAAATAACTTTCTGATGTTCCAGATACACTTGATGTTATATCAAAACTTGCATTGGTTAAATATATCGGTGTTGAAAATCCAAATTCTATTAATAAAACTGGTGCAATATTACCAGTCGCTAGTTCGGTTTTAACTGCACTTGTTAACCCTCTAGCCATTTATAAACTCTCTATAACATCAAACTCGTAGTTAAATAATAAGTTTCCATCTTTGTCGCTATTGCTTGAGTTAAACTCTTGAACATCGCTATTCAAATGAACTTTAAAAGGCACACTATCATAAGTAACTGAACTATCATCTGCTAATGCTTCCCTTAATGGTGGTTCTATCGTTACTGTTGCTGAATTACTTGATGAGGTTACATCTTCTACAACCATGTAAACTTTATCATGTGCGAACTTTATTAAATCCCCTGCTTTCAACCTACCTGCACCATCACTAGCAAAACCATCTATCGCTATCGTTGTATCACCTGCAGAATGTACCCCATTCACTAACAAAGTTCCAGTTTCATTACCTTGTGCGTTCATGTAACTCGGTAAAGTAATTGTGAAGTCCTCTTTCCTAGACCTTTGCTTCATTATAAATGCCATGATTGGGGCAAATTCTGAGCGTTTCATAGGAGGATATGAAACTGTAAAACTAAATCTTTGCCCTTGTACCTGCCGTCTAAAAGTCTTTCCACTATCGGTTTCTGAGAATAAAGTCTTTTGATTATTCCTAAGATTAATCGCTTGAAATCTAACATTTGGTAAAGCACCACTCATATTATCGCCATTCTACCTTTTTCGTTTACAGCTTGGTTTATCATGTTAACAATAACACCTCTACTGTTTACTAATAACTCATTGAACCCTCTAGCATCGACTGTATTAATATTAAAATTAACTGTTACTGGTTTACCCATGCCTAGCTTATCATTTGGCACTATAGTTCCTGCTTGGTCTGGCACAAATAACTCTGCACCCTTTTCACCAACAATACTTGGTTGCCCTACTGGTGGTCTACCACCCTTTTCAAAACCTTTTATTTTATTTATTAAACCCATGCCAAATGCCAATGCACCACCAACAGCCACAATATTAAATGGGAAAGGTATAGATTTAAATGTTTCCATTGCACCTGCATAAAGATTGGTAAATGCCCTTTTGATAGCATCAGCCTTAAACATTGCGAATGACTTTGCGAAAGCCATTTTAACTGCTTCGCCTATTAACATCTCAATAAACATTCTAACAACAAATCTTCCTAAATCTGCAAAGTTCATTTTACCAGTCATTACAAAATCTGTAAGTGTTTGTTTTAACTTGCCAAAACTTTGTTTTCCAATATTTTCTATTTGCTTAAAACCAGATTTTTGAGCATCAACTGTTTCCATAAAACCTTTACTAAAACTTTGATAGGCTTGCTGTAACATTCCAACTTCTTCAATTTGTTTTTTTGTTCCGTCCATTTCTGAACCAGTTAAAAAGGATTGATTCTCTTTCATTCCTTTTTGCTTTTCAATCATTTCATTTATAATTTGTAGATTTTTTAGTAGTGCTTCTGTTAATGAACCTGCTTTAATTTTAGAAGTATCTATTTCCACCCCTAAACCTTTAAATACTACAATTCCATTATCTCCTGCTTCTTCAATCGTATCGCCTAATTCGCTCATGGGTGTTTTTAATCTATCAGCCATATCCCTTAATTCTTTTATTTGGTTTTTTGCTCTTTCAAATTTTTCATCACTTAACAGAAATATTTTATTTAACCCTTGTGCCATTTTTTCTTGCATAAAAGCAAAAGCATCTACTGCATCGCCCAACATACCTCTAATGTTGTCCATAACACCTGCTAAAACAGCTACAATTAATTTACCCTTTGTTCCAAGCATTAAGAAACCTATAACCCCTAAAGTATCTATCGGTGAGGGTAAACCTCTTACAAAATTCACAAGATTGGATATTGATTCGCCTAAAAAATTAAATACTGGTTTCATTGCATCTAAAGTTTGACTTCCAAATATTAATACTTTCGCTGTCGATGAAACTATTGCATCGCCAACTTTTTCTGCAAATTTTTCTATGCTTCCAAAGTTTTTTGTTAATTCTTTTTCAATTAGTTGAGCTGTTGTTTTAAGTGCGACAAAAGGACTAGCGTCCATTACTTTTATTTGAAATTGTGTAAACTTATCGCCAATCATTGACAAAGTACCATCAAAAGTCTTTGCCATATCTTCACTAGCACCTACAACCGATAATGTGCCATCTCTAAACGCATCTAAAATATGTTTTCGTGATTTTTCTGCACTAATCTGAACACCTGCTTCAAAACCTAATAAAGCCTTAACACCTCTTTCTCTAAATAAATCGGCTGAGTTTATACCACTAGAAAAAGTTCTTTGAATTTGTTCAGAAGTTGTTGCGAAGTCTAAACCAGATGCTGATGCTATATCTCCAGTAATTTTAAGTAATGTGTTTAATTCTTCTGCGTTTTTAGAAACTACTGCAAGGTTTGCTGAACCTCTTTGGATTTCTTGTAACGAAAAGGGTACTTGACCTGCAAATTTAACTAGATTGTCAAAGGCTTTTGCACCCTCATTAGCATCGTCAAATAGAAATTTAAATCTTACTCTAAGTCTTTCGACTTCTCTGGCTGTGTCTAAAAACCCTTTAGCTACAAAACCTGCACCTAAACCTAATAAAGCGTTTCTAAGGTTAAATACTGATGATTTTAGCTTATCTACCCCTTTTGTGGCTGATTGCATAGCCATTCTGGTCTTATCTTTGGCTATAATATCGATATTTACTTGTTTAGTTGCCACGTCTTGCCCTTGCTATTCGTTCTTGTCTATCTTGCTCTATCCTTTGAAGTTCATAATATGCTATCCACATATTAAACTCATCAACTGTCATTTGCAAGATTTCGGAAACCGACTTATGAAGTTTTTCAGCTAACCCAAAGATATTGTGTAGTTCTGGGTTATTCTTTAGTTTTTTTTATTATCTTCTAGGTCTGCGTTTCCAGTTCCCATTATTTTAGTAGCAACTTCAGCAATTATATTAGTATCGGCTTTAGTCTTAAACTTTAATATATGGCTTGCATTGAACATTTTATCGCCATCTTTTGTTAAAGCCTTTTCAATAATTACATCTATTAAAACAAGCAAATCAGTATTAGTAGCACCTTTAAATATCTTTTGTTTTTCAAGCATATTAAAAGGTTTGGTATAAATTGCTTTATCCCCTACTAAACCCCACTCTGGCACTTCAATAATCTGAGTGTCAAGGTTGCTGTAATGCTCCCTTATGCCATCAAAATAATCAAAATTTTCTGACATAAATTAAACTGTGCCGATTGTTAATGCTCCATTACCTTGCAATGCTACAGTTCTTGTTGTCATTCCATCTAAAGTAACACCAACTGACATACTTGTAACAATACCAGTACCACTAAATTTTTCATCGCCAGAAGCATTACCCTCTGGTAAAAATTCAAAACTTAAACTAGAACCTTGTAGTAATGATGCTTGTTGAGCAGATTCTTCATTATAGTTCATATCAATAGAAGCAGTAAATGTACCTCTGCCTGCTTTAAAAGTTTTGCTTGTATCTTCTAATGCAGTATCTTCAACAACGTCATGTGTGGTATCTATTGTGAAGCCAGTTACGTTACCGATAGCAGTTCCACCTACAGTAACAACTCCCTCTTTTCCGTGATGTGTAGCCATTTAGACCTCCTTTTGTTCTTCTTGTTTTATCACTTCTTCGGTTTTCTTTGTAGCATTTTTTTCATTAGTTTTATAGCCTAATTTTTTATAATGCTCCAAAAAATCTTCTGAAATGGTAATTGTATCATTACCTTTTTTCATTGTTATATCTTTAGCCATTATGCACTCCCTCTTGTAAATTCATAGAATACTCTTGCTGTTACTCTAACACCACCATATGGGTATATTGTACCCTCATCTGTAGAAACTTCAATAATTTGTGTATCTAATGCGTTTCCATTTCTAGTTACATCAGCATCTAGCGTTTCTTCTATGACTTCTATTAATTGATTTCTAACTGTATCTATATTTGATGTTGTTCCCTTACCAAAAGCTACTAATAAAAAATCTATCGTGCCAGAATAAGTACCTGCACCAGTATCGCCTATGCTAAGTATTTCTCTTGTTTCATCGCCAGATTGTATAAATATCGCAGGAAACTGTGCATCTGAAAGTTCTTCAACCTCAAATGGTTCTCTGGTCAGCTTTTTAAACTCAATAGGGCTTGTTACAGCATCAAGTTTAGTAATTATATCACTTGCTATGTTTTCTCTTTTGCTCATATTCTCATCTGCTTAAAATAAAACTTTGAAAACTCTGCTTGTATTTTATCTTCTTCTTTTTTCCCTATAGCAAAAAATGGTCTGGTTATTTTCTTTCGACCTACCCCTAAACTATCGTGATAACTTGCAATCTTTTCTCTTTCTTTATTAGCAAAAAATAATGTGCTTTTTAACCCACCAGTTCTAAAGTCTAAACTTCTAAACATTTTGCCAGTATCGGTAAGGTCTACAAAACCAGTTTGTCTACCCCTCTTTTTTCGGCTTCTAACAGTACCTTTTGCGTAAGCCCTCATATTACCACCATCTGGAAGTTTCCCTGCTTGTGTACGCTTTGTAAGCATGAGAATAGCCATATTAGATACTCTTTTAAGCCCCTTATCTATTACAGATTTTTGTTTTCGTGTAAGTTTCTTTAGAAAGTTCGTTACCTCTAGTGTGTTAATGTCTGTTTTTATTTCCATTATCTCACTAATCT